CTGGTTTTGGAGCAATAGATTTCCAGTAAATGGTAGAATTTGTTAGACTTAAAGTCTGTTCATTATACCAATCTTTCACTGAAGAAACTGATGCTGAACCCGTTGAAATGCCAGAATTGTTTACAAATGTTAGAGAATTACCACTAGCATAAGAGGATCCAACGGAACCTTCGGCATATGTAATTGGAGTTTCAGTTCCAGTAGAAGAAACTCTAGAAACAATCTTTACAGAAATTGTGCTATTTGAATTTGTAGAGTCAGTAGAAACTCCAGTAATAATTCCTTTTAAGTAACCATTGAATACTGCAGTTGTTCCTGAACCCGCAAGAACGGCTGAAATACCAGTAGTTACTCCATATCCGATTTGAGCACCAACAGCACCTAAATCGGAAGTACTAATTCCAATAATTTGATCAGCTAAATCATCAATAACGCAGACCTTTAATCCATTTGCCCAAGAACCTGGATTCTTAGCGGCAAAAGTAAAGGTGGATGAAGAAGCCCAATTATTCAAATAATCATCATAATTTTTAATTTTTGCTGATGATGTAGAAGCAATTCCAACACCAGCATTTGCGTTATTCAGTGTAGAACCATCGGTTCTTACAACTTTCATTACGCCTCCATATGAAAGATAGGATGAAGCACTCATCCAATATTCATATTGTGAATCGGTTTGAGATGGTCTACCGAAAACGTTGATTAAGTCTTGTTCTGTTGCAATATCAATTGGGAAATCTACTGGACCAATTGGAAATGGACCCGCAATTGCTCCAATATTATCTAAAACATTATCAGCTCTTCCTACAGTTAAATCAACCTCTCTGACTAATACACCAGGAGATAATTGAGGAGTCGCCATATTTTTCTCCGTAAAGTCTCAGTTTATCTAAAAAATATTTATGAAAAACTGTATTTTCAGAAGATTAGTAGTTCCACATATATGAAAATTCAGCTTGACTATCGCCGTATTCATCTAGATACCAACGATCTCCATCTACATCAGTAAAAGTTTTATCTTCTAATCCATCCATAATGAATCCAAATGGAGCCATATCTTGTTCAATTTGATTCTTTTGTTCTTCGTATAATCTTTTTCTTACGTCTTGTTCTGTAAGTTCTTTGAAATAATCTTGTGCTACTAGCCAGGCATATAACACGAGGCAGATAGCCAAGTCATCATTACATCCTTCTTCAGCTTCAAATGAATTATGTTTTTGAATAAAAGTTGTTAATTCTGAAATAATATCATAATCATTTAAAAATAACTTATCTTCTTCAATTAAAGTCTTAAGATTCAAACATCCGATTTTCTTTACAGTTTTAGACATTTTCACACCCAATTGGGTGTGTTTTCCTGAGAATCCTTGTCCGACAATTTGACCAGCTCTTCCTCTCATTGAACACATCAAAAGATTTGTGTATTCTAAGTCATAATGAATAATTGATGCTACTTGATCACCTACATCATTGACTTCACAAAAAATAAAAGCATTATTATAGTTTTTTGCAATATCTACAATAATACTTGGATATATCATTGGTTTAATCTGATTATTGCGATATTTTGCTACAACTTTATGAGGAAATGACGTAATATCAATCACAACAAAAGCAGAATAATCTTTTTCTACACCTCTAGCTACATCAACAGTTATTAGATAATCGTGATTGTCTTGAGCCTCCTCAAAAACATCTAAATTCTTACTTTTTATTAATGGTGGTTCATACACAAGAGATTTAAGTTTTGGTGCAGAAATTAATGTGTCAATAGAACCCAAAAATTCACAATTATGCGAAAGAATATTATTTGAATAATATATGTGGTCTTTTCCAGAATTTATTATATCAAATAATTCAATTCTTTTTTTAATAATTTTAAATTTTTTTAAAAAACACCCACCATTTTTTCCATAAACTTCTGTATATTTGTCTAAGTCTTTTGCTTTTATTATTCCTTCTATCGTCATTAATGGGTGTTCTAATGAACATTTAAGAATTTCGCCATTTGTAAATTCTAAACGAATGTATTCATCTCTTACAATTTTATTTACTCCATAAAAGTTCTCAAATCCATAGGGAGTTTCAATTTTTATGTTGGAATTATTTTTCAATATGTTGTCTGACATTTTTCATTTAGAGATTGGTATATTCAAGTTGTTATTTAGTTGGATAATAACTCATATAATTTTCCCATTTCAATATCTACTATTTTATCATCAATTTTAACTTTAATCAAGGTCTCTGCGGCAACACTTTCGTGCTCTGCCCTGAACTGAGTTTCACTTGTGTTGGCTATAGTTTGTTTTTTCCATTCTTCATCTCTTCCCGGAACTTGAGACCAATGAACTTCTGTTGTTACAAATTCATTTCTACCTCTTTCGGCATCGTGCCACATTTGATAGAATTTGTTGAGTCCGCGTGGCGTGCTCACAATTATAACTTTTGTTGATTTTCCAGAAGAAATTGTTGGATACACGGATGCAAAGAATTCATCTGCAATATGGTTCGGTACGAATGCGAACTCATCAAGAAAAATAATATTAAAGGTCATACCTCTAACGGCAGAAGCCGAAGTAGATGCGGCTAAAATTTTAGATCCGTTTTCAAGTTCTAATGATCCTTTATTCCAAGAAATGATCCCCTGTTGCATCCATTTTGGAAGATTTTCATAGGCTAATTGCAATCTACTTAATATTTCTCTAGAAGTAGAAGCCTTATTACCAAGAATACCAATAGTTACATTATCATTAAAAACAATATAATGTAATAGATATGAAATTACAGTCGTTGTGTTATGTGTTGGTATGAAAGTTTTTCCACACAAAAATAAATGATCTTCACTATCTACTTGAATACACGCAACAGGGACACTTTCAACTTTTTCTATTTTTTGTATATAAATTCTTTTATTTTGTGGCCTTCCATTTCCATTAAAATTGATTAAATTTACTTTTCTAGGAAGATTAAATAATTTTTCTTTACTCGCAAACCTAATTGTATAATACCAACAATTATTAATTAACTTTCTAGAAACTCTAGATTTTATTCCCAATGAAGAAAGTAGTTCTACAACTTGGGTAATAAATTCGTAATTTTTTTGATAAAATTCAAATGATTGCGTTTTTGTTATTGAACCGTCAGTATCCATTAAACCACGAAGTAATTCTAATCTTTGTTCTATAGATGAACGAAGATATATTTCAGGAATATGTTTATTTTTTAATAAATTATTTTCTTTTAATTTTTTTCTTAAATTTTTGCACTTAAATCTTATACAATTTTTATCTTCCCTTTCGTATTCTACATCAATTCTAGTTTTATAATATTCATAATCATTTTTATGGGAAATTATTCTTCCATCAGAGGAGTAACCATCACCCAACCAAACTCCAAGAAGATAAGGATCAATTGGGAGATTCTTGTTTTCTCCTATAAAAGGTTTTGTATACTCAATGTATATTGGTCCAACTACACCTTTTCCTCTTTTATTATTTGATTTTTTTGAATATTTTAAATAGATTTCATTTGTTGTTATAACTTTTTTTCCAGTTCTCCAATCTTTAGCATTCACTTCCCAAAGATGATCGGCATCTGCAATAATTTCCTCTCCATTATCAAAATATATTTTATAGCACTGATGATTAAACATTGTTTCCGTTTTAAAAGTAACAGAAACTTCATTTCCATCTGGAGATAATATCTTATCACCAACTTTAATATCACCAATTGTAGTCCAACCAGTTGCAGTTGGAATTGGCGTATCTAATGCTAAGGCTTTTCCCACTTGTCTACTGCACTTTACGATATTAAATCTGTGTCTATGAAAATTACTAATTAAATTTTCTTGAAACGGCCACATTTTAAAATTAACGAGACCTTGATCTACGTTAACAATTTTAACATAATTTCTAGTGAAATATACGGGATCATCCTTACATTTTACAAATTCTAGAATTTGCTCTTCTGTAAATTGAATAGGAGTATTGGCTTTTTTAAGATTTGGGTTTCCTAAATATACACTATCAGACATAAAATAACCTCAAAATAATTTATTATTATATCAACGACACCTCCAACGTCTAAGAGCCTTATTGATTCTGCTATTTGGATCTCGCGCCGTTTTAGCACTCGTTAGTTTTGACCGCATTCCAGACATCCTCTTACAGAATCTAGAACGCCTCTCTTTTCTTTTGCCTTTTGGATTTTTCTCAGTAACTGCAGTTTGAAGTTTTGAGCCTGGATTTTCTCTACGATACGCATTAACTGCTTTTTGACTCAATCCATCAGTTTTATCTTTACGATTTACTGACTGCCAGTCCTCATCAAGTTCCACTTCTTCTCCCATCGGTTTTACATAATTTTTATTTGGTCCTAATTTCGCTGGACTTCCACCTTGAAATCCAGGTTGAATTAGTGGTTCTCCGGGAGTAAAATCAGAAACTGAATGTTGAACTACTTTACATCCAGGATATACTTTGTTTAATTCAAGAGCAATTTCTTGACGAGAAGGTAATTTTATTTGAGGGAAAAACATTCTTAAGGAATAATATTTTCCTCTCCAATTTAAAGTTACAAGAATTACATTTCCAGTTTGTGCTTGAAGTCTTTTTGCTTCTTTGATTTGCGATTTAAATCCCTTAATCGGTTCCGGTTGAATAAGATCAGTTACTTCAGCAAAGGTATTTCCTTCCGCATCCTCAATTGTTACGTTTTCTGCTTTTACACAAGAACCTTTTGAAAATTGTGCTGTTCCTTTTTTTCTTTTATATCCAGGCCAGCATTTTTCGTTAAGAAGATCATCAAGAATTTTATCTGTAACTGAAATTTCTTCTTTAAAAGCAAAGTGAGGAAGACGAACTTGGGGTTTTACTTTTTCTATATTTGGAATAGTTTTGAGTTGTTCATCGGAAATGTTTTTTGTTCTTTTTGCAACTCTATTTTTTACTTTAGAGTCTGGATTTGATTTATAAACAGTAAAACTAACTTCTTTCGAATTTGATTCATTCATCTCACCACTTGCAACATAATCTGCCGCAGTATCAAGATAGTCTGCTGCTTTTGTGATTTTAGATTGAACCCAAGCTTCTAAATTACCTTCACCCTTTCCCACAGTCTGATGAAGTCTTTTAAGAGCGTCTGAGATAGTAGATAGCTCACTTCTCGCCATTGAGTATTCGTGATCTTTTACAGAAACCTTATCCCAAGCTTTTCCACCATAAGAACACTCACTTCTAGTTTCTCTTTTATCGCAGAGGGGACAGTATCTTTCTTCTTCGTGCATAGTTTCCTCCGATTTTGTTCCCCAGTTTGCGGCTCCAACTTTACGACATTTAGAAAGAGCTAAAGAACCATAAGCACTCGGCCAAACATCATATCTTGCCTTTACTTTATGATAGCAGGCATCCCTTTTCCCTTCTTTCTTTTTAGTTTCTTCTAAGTTCATTTCTTCAGTCCTGACGTAAGTTGGTTTTGAAGCGCCTTTTTTTTCTGGTTGATTCGGATCTTTACGATTTTTTCTTTCAAATGCTTTCTGTTCTTCTTTATCGGATAAATTTCTCGCCATTTTAGAACTTCCACATTTTGGAGTGGATTTTTGTCCTGGTTGGCGAGCACAAGGAGCGCCGGCAAAAGGTCCCCCCAACTGAACCCATCCCGGAACTCTTCTACCCGTTTTAGGATCTATTCCACTTGATTTACGAATCCAATCACCAAGACCACTATCACCAGATTTAGTTTCCTCTTTTAGCTTTTCTGGTAAAGAAAATAAATCCCAACATATAGCACCGTGCTTGCACTCACTTCTTAATTGAACTTCTTTACATTTAGGACAATATCTTTTTTCTTTTTCAATGTGGACCGAGTGCATCGGAACATCCATATCAAATTCATCTTCTTCTTTAATATCCTTGAATTTTTTGTGATGTTTTTTGGCATCCGCTTCCATTTTCTTCAAACGAGTATAATAATCAGGAATCTCATCTAAGTGTTGAAGAGCAATATCACGAGCAAGAGAATGATCTTGTGTATGCTCGTGTTCTATAGGTTCTCCCATTTCAAGTTGTTTTTGAATAAAGGAAACATCAAGACGATGTTTTCTCGCAATTTCCTCAACAGTTTTATGAGATTTAAATTTACTCATCAGAAGACATAAAATTCTCTTTATTATTTAGGATTTTCTAGACTCGTTTGCTTTAATAGTTTCGCAAGTTCTGCTGTAGAACCCACAAACAAAGCATTATTTACGGTTGTAGGACCTTTAGAACTTTCTCCTTCAACCTCTTTGAGTTTTGATTGTAGTACCATTAATTTATCTGTAATATCACCTACATTTTTAATTAATTGTCCTGCAACTTCATATGC